GAAGGTCACGCGTTGTGGAAGACAATGGCTGATGATTTCCGTGTGATGGTTGCCGAGTACCGAGAAGCCGTGCGCTTGGCCAGTCAGGATGTCATCTAGAATTGCCGCATGGCTGGCGAACGTACCTTTGTTGTCAAGTTCATCTCCGATGTTGGTGGTGCGCTCAGAGGCATCAAAAGGGTTGGCGATGATGTAGGTGGAATGGGGAGCAGGATTGCTTCTGTTCTGCCTTCGTTCAAGACAATGGCGATTGCAGGCACCGCAGCCTTTGGTGCGGTTGCTGCCGCGTCGTTCAAGTTGGTGACGATGGCATCCAGTTTGGAGGAATCACAATCAAAGGTCAATACCGTCTTCGGTGATTCTGCTGGTGTGATCAATGAGTTCGCAAAAACTTCTGCAACATCATTTGGTATTACAAAGCAGGCTGCTTTGGAAGCCACCGGAACATTCGGTGCATTGATTTCAGCATTCGGCCTTGGCAAAGGTCAAGCATCAAACATGTCGGTCACATTGGTTCAGTTGGCAGCCGACTTAGCATCATTCAATAACACCAACATTGAAGAAGCGATTGGTGCGTTGCGTTCAGGTTTGTCTGGTGAAACTGAACCATTGAAGAAGTATGGCGTTGTTCTGTCCGATGTTCTTCTGAAACAAAAAGCACAGGAGATGCAGCTATATGACGGCGCAGGTGCATTGAGCGTAACGGCAAAAATCCAAGCATCTTATGCGTTGATATTGGAACAAACAGCAATTCAACAAGGCGATGTCGCTCGAACCTCTGAAGGCTTTGCGAACCAGATGAAGTTCTTGAAAGCTTCATTAAGTGATGCTGCAACAGAACTTGGCGTGATCTTGTTGCCATACTTCAAACAGTTCATCATCTATGTGAATCAAAACATAATTCCTGGTGTGTTGATGTTTGCCAGGACGCTTGGTAAGGAAGGGCTTGTAAATGCACTGGCAGTTGCTACTTCTGCGATGGGCGACTTCGGTATTGGTGCAGTCAACACCCTAGAAAATATGTATCTTGGTTTGCTGAGCTTCACTGCTGGAGTTGGTAAGACCGTTCGTATTCTTGCCGATGGTATCGCTCTTGGTGCAGTAGCTGCTAAGAATCCATTGCTTGCTGCTCAAGCCCTTGCAGCAGCCATTGCTGCTTCAAACATCCAAAAAGCAGCAGAGGAAGCGATGGAGGGTGCTGGAGCGATGTTTGATAAGTTCCGCATCAAAGTGGGCAATGCTGCGTTGGCATTGGCAGCATTCAAAAACATCAATCCTTTGGTTGAACAAGTTGACAACTTAGGACAGAGGGTGAAAAAAGTTGTGCCAGTGATGACTGATGCTGAGAAGGCTGCTGCTGCGTTGGCTGCACAACTGGCTGGGACAGGAACTGGTAGTGGGACTGGTGTGGCTAAGGCTGTGAAGACCGCTACGGAGAAGTTGAAGATTTATACGGATGCTTTGAAGTCAAGTAACTCTGCACAGAAGTCGTTTATCAATTCGCAGAAGGCTTCGGTGAAGGCTGGACAGTCTTTGACGGCTGCGAACCAGGGTGTGGCTGATGCTGAGGCTGCATTGGCTGAGGCTCGGGCTGGGTATGGTGCTGATTCACCACAGGCTAGGAAGGCTGCGTTCGAGTTGGCTCAGGCTCAGCGTGGGTTGGAACGCGCTGGGTACAACGTGGAGGGTTCGTTGTTTGCGATCAAGGATGCTGAGGAGGCGTTGAAGAAGGTTCGTGAAGATAAAGAATCAACACCTCAGATGATTCGTGAGGCTGAGATTGCGTTGGCTGAGGCGAAGTTGTCGAGTGCTGATGCGATTGATTCGCAGACTGAAGCGACTAATGGTTTGAAAACTGCAACTAATTTGTTGAGTGAAGCAGTCTCTGGTGCTTCGGAGAGTTCAGACATATTCAAAACTTTGTCTGATGCGTTGACTGATGCGAAGGAGAGGCAAGCTGCTGCGACTGAGGCTGTGGCTGATGCGATTGACAATGAGACTGAAGCATTGGACAGATATCGTGAGGCGATCAAGAAGGTTGGTGAGACTCAAATCTTGTATCCAAAGGTTACGGCTGCGAATCCGATGGCTGGGTTTGCCAACTCAATTCCTTCAACGGTGACTGGTAACTCGACTGGGTTCAAGGCGAATCCTTCTGGTGGGTTTACTCAGAATGTGATTGTGCAGGCTGGTCTTGTTTCTTCACCAGATCAACTTGCACAGGAGTTGGCTGACCTGTCGGATCGGTTTCAGAGGTTGAATGGTGGCAACGGTTTCTTTGGTAATGGCAGGTAACTAATGGCTAAGGCTGCGAAGTGGGGTTCAACATACAAGGTGTTGTTGGATGTCGGTTTCTTGGCTGATGCGTTCACATTGGATTCCAGTGTTCTTGATGGCACCGATGTGTTGGATGGTTCAACAGACTTTGTTGACATCACTGAGTATGTGACGAACATCAATATCAATCGTGGCCGTGCAACACAACTTGATTCCTTCCCATCATCGTCTTGCACAATCACTGCTGATGATCGTGCAGCTGAACGATATTTTGATCCACTGAATACAGCGTCAGAATGGTATTCGGGTGGCACTGTTGGTATCGCACCACGTCGAGCATTTCAGGTCTATGGCGGTACAGCCGGAACGACAGCAATGTTCACAGGGTTTGTGTACGACTTGAACATTGACTACGCCGAACCGAACCTGTCAACAGCAACAATCGTTGCCACCGACGCGCTCGGACAACTTGGTCAAACGGTGCTGACCGCATTCAACCCTTCATCACAACTCACCTCTGCCCGTGTGTCAGCAATCTTGGATCGTCCAGAGGTTGCGTTCTCAACTGCGTTGCGGAACATTGAGACTGGGGTTGCGACGTGTGGAACGGTTGCGTATGAGGATGCAACGAACGCACTCCAGGCACTTCAAGACGTAGCCACCGCCGAAGGGGGCAGGTTGTTTGTTGATCGTTCTGGGATGGTGTCGTTTGATGCTCGGATTGAGGTGTCGTTTGGTACGGCTGTTGGTTCGTTTGGTGGTACGGCTGGGATTCCGATTCAGTCGTTGTCAAATGTGTATGGGGCTGAGACGGTGTTGAATCGTGTGGCTGTGCAGATTGATGGTGGTACGGCTTCGAGCATTGCGAATGGTACGGCTTCTCAAACTGAGTATGGGATCAAGGCGTTGTCGTTGACTGGGGTTCCGTTGGCCACTGATGCTGCTGGGTCTGCGTTGGCGTTGTCGTTGTTGACACGGTTTCAGGAACCTGTGGTTCGGTTCTCGGAGATGGATGTGTTGTTGAATGCGTTGACTTCAGCACAACAAGCACAGATGGCTGCACTAGAAATTGGTGACATTTTATCCGTCAGCAAACAATTCGCCACAGGTACCCCCAGCACCGTCACTCAGAACGTCGTCGTCGAATCCATTCGCCACACAGTCAACCCATCAACACATCGCGTCACCATCGGGATGGGTCAAGTCCAACTTGTACTACCATTCATCCTGGACACGTCGGAACTCGACGACGCTACTTACGCACTACAATAGGAGCATTATGGGAATCAACGCACAAACTTCAGTTCCAAAGTTCACTATTGGAGACGTGCTGACTGCTGCGAATACCAATTTGCTTACGAATGCTCCACCAGTGTTTGCCGGTACAGCAACCCGTGATGCGGCGTTTGGCGGTGCAGGCGAAAAGACATTGGCCGAGGGTCAACTTTGTTACTTGGAAGATCAAAATATCGTGCAATTTTACGATGGCGCGGCTTGGCAACTACTACCTTCTGGAATGAGTTTAGTTCAAGCAGAAACTTCTTTTACAACGGCAGCGACATTCTCAGCGAATAACGTATTCACATCAACTTACAAAAATTACCGAATAATCTTGAACTGCACTAACGGTGCTGGAAGCATTACTTTGAAGTTGCGCGCAAGTGCTACGGACACAAGTGCTAATTACAATGGAATAAGTATTTACGGAACTAACTCCAATCCTTACCAGTCTGCATTCAATGCGCTTGGTACTGACGAACTTTATATTTGCGATATGGAAGCTGCAACTGATGGTTCTGGTGTAGGAATTATTGACGTTCTTAGCCCACAAGCGGCATTTGCAACCACTACACAAGGCAACTTTTATGGGTCTAACGCAGGCGCGCAATTTTGGTATTCACATTTTGGCAGGCAATCTGACGCAACACAGTTTGACGGTTTCACTTTTCTAATCACATCAACAGGAATGACCGGAACATACACGGTCTATGGGTACAACAAATGAACTTGATAACCAACGTAGATGGCGTGAACCGTAATATGACTGAACAAGAACAAGCCGATTATTTAGATTGGCAAAAAGAAAAACAAGCGCAAGCACAAGCACAGGCACAAGCCGCTCTTGATAAGTCAAACGCTAAACAAGTCGTACTTGACAAAATTGGTATTACAGCCGATGAAGCTGCACTGCTCCTTGGCTGAGTGGTGTGTTTCGTTCGCGTTGGCTGATTGTTGCTCCTGCGCTTCTAGCCTCGATCTTTAGTTTCATTCCGTCAGCGTCAGCTGAACCGGCACCAGGGTTGTTCACGTCGTATTACACGATTGATGTAGTTCCTCCTGTCATGTCTGACAGTGAGTATCCATTGTGTGGTTCTGAGGTTGAGAACAACATCAATCGCTCCTACGACGGTGAACCATACCTAGATTGCACAGGCGATCTGTTCATGGTTCACATGACTGGGTTCATCACAATCCCTGAACACAACACGATTGAGTTCTGGTTGGCTTCTGATGATGGTGGCCGCATCAGTATTGGTGGGAATGAGTGGGGCAACTGGGGTGATCAGGGTTGCAGTTGGATGGAGTCTGGGCAGATAGACATTAGTGCAGGCAGTCAACCACTCGACTTGTGGATGTATGAGAACGGTGGCTCCACGTGCGTGATGCTTGCGTGGAATATCAACGGTCAAGGTTTTGAGATAGTTCCGGATGGAGCGTTCACAACCAACGGTGAATCAACCACGACTACGACTAGCACTACCACGACTAGCACTACTACGACTACGACAACTATCCCTCAGACCACGACAACTATCCCTCAGACAACTACGACTATCCCTCAGACAACTACAAGCAGCACAACCACGACTACAAGTTCAACAACTACTTCTTCGACGACCACAACTTCAACAACAAGTACAACAACGACACAGCCACCACCACCTGAAACGGTGCCTCCACCACCCACAACAATGCCAGCCCCACCAGAGACAAACCCTGAGCCACCACCCACCCTGCCAGCCGTACTACAACCATTATTCCCTCCCATCCCTGACACAATGCCAGAACCACCAGCAACGATACCGACAATCCCACTCCCCCCAGACACAATGCCCTTGCCACCAGACACAATGCCCCCACCCCCAGACACCCTGCCAGAAGCACCACAAGCCCCTGAGACAAGCGAACCAGCCGAAGACGCACCACTCCCACCCATCAGCGATGAGGCTGTAGTCGAAGCCCTAGCAGACATCGAGCAAGCAACCCCAGCAGAAGTCAAAGCCATCGTCACCGAGCTGCTCGCCTTCGCACTCACCACCGACCAAGCCGTCTCCGTTGCATCCGAAGCGGCAGTGCTGGAAGTGTTGACGAACGCTGAAGCCGAGCAAGTATTTGAGCAGGTAGCGGTTGAAGAACTGTCAACGGAGCAGGCTGTTGAATTGGTTGCTGCTGTACAAGAAGCACCATCATCTGTGCGTAAAGCGTTTGAGGCTGTGTTGAATCTGTTCCAAGGTTTCGCTGATGATTATGTGATGACGAATCAAACTGTCCCTATCAAAACTCGACGTGCGCTGATTGCTCTCAGTGCTGTATTCTTGGTGTCAGCCCCTGCACCAATCCGAAGGAATACGCGATGAAGATATGGGGTGAGTTCCATGCGTTGCTGTGGACGATTGCTGCATCTGTCACGACGATTCTCACATTGTCGGGGGCTATCCAAAAGGTCGTGATCTGGCTTACCCTT